TGGAAAGAGCACTCCGATAAGCCTGAGCGGATCTCCCGGTTGATCATCCACGCAATCCGCGAGACCGGGGCAACCAGTGTGAAGGTTGACTCGATCGGCGTCGGCGCCGGGGTCGTGGGCGAGCTGAGGAACCTTAAGGAGCTTGGCTACCACCAGGCCAAGGTTTACGGGGTCAATGTCGCTGAGAAGTCCCCTTCAGCCCCCGACAAGTATTTCAATCTCCGCTCCCAGCTCTGGTGGGAATGCGGGCGCCTTGCCTCAGAGGACCGGGCCTGGGACTTGTCTGGCATGGACAACCTTGACAGCACGCTAGCGCAATTGCTTGAAGTTCGTTACTCACATGACTTGAAGGGCCGGGTTAAGGTTGAGCCCAAAGACGATGTGCGGGACCGCCTTGGCCGAAGCCCGGACAATGCCGATGCACTCTTGCTCGCCTTCTACGTGCCCACCCATTCCGCTACTGAGTGGTTCGAATACCTCATGGGCCGGGCGGCCTAGCTCCTGATGGCCCGCTGGCAGCTCCGTAAGCGCCGTGGCATCTCTCCCGGCCAGCCAGGCGCCCAGGACATCTCCCAGCAGATCCAGGCCCTTACAAGCGCTGTCAGGGCGGTCCAGGCCGCCGACCCGCTCATGCGGCCTGAAGAGTGGGCACTGGCCGGATTCCCGCCCGGTTACCCTCTCGCGCCCCAGCTCCTTGACAAGCCCCGCCCGGATGGCCTTGCTGACCCTAGGCTGTTCCAGTACCCCGTCACGATCAACCTTCCGGGTGTCACCGACCGGGTTGTGCCGTGGGAGACGCTTAAGAAAGCGGCGGAGTCCCCGGTCTTCCGGAACTGCATCGAGATCCGTAAGACGGCTATCTCAACCCTGGACTGGACTGTTGGCCCAAGCCCCCGTTTCATCGACCGGGAATCCAAGTCCACTTCGACTGCTAAGCATGACATTGAGCAGTCGATCCGGGATGAGTTCGCCAGCGAGATCAAGCGCGGCCTGGACTTCTGGGACATGCCCGACCGTAAGAACGGGCATGACTTCGCCTCCTGGATAAGCCTCCTCATTGAGGAAGGCCTTACCTGGGATGCCATGGCCATCTTCCCCCACAAGACTTACGGGGGAGACCTGCTGGGCCTCTGGATCGTTGATGGTTCAACCATCAAGCCACTCTTGGATGAAACGGGCGGGCGGCCAGCGCCGCCCGCTCCTGCCTTCCAGCAGATCTTGTATGGCTTCCCCCGTGGTGAGTTTACCGCTGACTCGGTAGACGTTAACGGCAAGCTGGTTGTCCCTGGAGCCCTGGACTCCACCCAGCTCATCTATGAGCGGTGGGTTAAGCGGTCCTTCAGCCCCTACGGCTTTGGGCCAACCGAGCAAGCCCTGCTGGACGGCCTGCTCTGGAACAAGCGGTTTCAGTGGATGCTCAGTGAGTACACCGAGGGCGCCACGCCAGCGAGCTGGTTGCTTAACAAGGGGCAGACCGACTGGACGCCCAAGCAGCTCGTTGAGTACGAGAAGTTCCTTAACGACCGCATGGCCGGTCAGACCGCCGAGAGGATGCGCAACCATCTTCTGCCGGTCGGCATCGAGCCCGCCGCCGACAAGGCCATCCCGGAGCGTTACCGCCCGGACTATGACCTGTTCATCCTCAAGCTGGTCCTGGCCCACTTCGACGTTGATATCTCGGAGTACGGCTTCACCGAGCAAGGCGGCCTGGGCAGCTCGGGCTACCACGAGGGCAAGGCGGACCTTCAGTACCGTAAGGCCACCCTGCCGACCGCACGCAAGCTGGAAGCCCTGCTTAACCGGATCGGCGCCAACCAGCTCGGCCTCCCGCCGCAGCTTGAGTTCCGCTTCCTTGGCCTTGAGAACGAAGACGAAGCGGCCCAGGACGAGATAGCAGACCGCAGGGTCAGGGGCGGCCGGGCCACCCTTAACGAGGACAGGGTTTCCAGGGGTGAGCCCCGGTACACCTTCCCCGAGGCTGACAAGCCCATGCTGGAGACTCAGCGGGGCGTGGTCTTCCTGGAAGGCTCATCGGAGCTTGTTCCCGCTGGCGTCCTGCTGGAGCCCGCCAGCGAGCACCCTAACGTTCAGGGTGATGACGTGACGATGGGCAATACTCCGGCGCCTAAGCCCAAGATGGCCAGCGACATGGGCAAGGCCGTAGCGGAGATCGCGGCCTATGGCCGCTGGGAGCGGAAAGATAACTACTCCCGGCCGTTTGTCTTCGAGTACATCACGGCCGATATGGCTTACGAGCTTAACTTTAACCCTCAAGCTCCGGTCCAGTTCGCTAAGGCTAGTGATGCTGGCCCAAAAGACGGCACTTCCCCGGATGGGAAAGAGACCTTGAGCTGGTCTCCCTATTCGGTCCCCGGCTTGTAGCAGCTCTGGGCGGCGCTCTTAACGCCACTGAGCTGGCTAGGGCCTGGGCTGCCAGTAACAACCAGACGGACGCTTACACCTGGCTAGAGCAGCGGGGCATCCGGGGGCAGCTTGAGCGAGCCCTGGTGCCGGTCCTGCTGGAGATCTGGGCTAATGCCTGGGAGCTGGGCCTTAAGTCGGGCAGGCAGGCCACTGGTTACCAGGGGTCGGCTAACAACCAGGCTTACCAGCAGATGCTAGCCCGCTACCAGTCACAGTGGGTTGCCCAGGTTATTGGCACGATCCTTAAGGGCCTGGCGGCCCTGCTGGTTGCCGGTGGCACTGCGGCGGCGATAGCCGCCTTGCTGGCCAATGTCAACAGTGCCGACATGGTTGTGCAGACCGAGGTAACCAGGGCCATGGGCGCCGGGGCCATTGAGGTTTACCGCTTGGCCGGGGTCCGCATGGTTACCTGGCACACGGCTGAAGACAACCGGGTCTGCCCGATGTGCGATGCCAACGAAGCCGCTGGCCCGAGAATCCTTGGCCAGCCTTTCCCATCTGGCGCAATTCAGCCGCCGCAGCACCCACGGTGCCGGTGTGCCCTGTTGCCAGCGCTGGAGTCATGAAGATATCTGAGCCGCTTAAGTGGTGCTCGATTACCTGTATTTGCCCTAACTGCCGCAAGCAGGACAATCGCCTGTTGCTTATCACCCAAAACAACTGGACTGCCCAAGTGATCGTTAATGCCAGTAGCTAACATTCCGCTCAACGTGACTGTCACGGTTGACCTGGCTGACACCGCTCCCGCCTGGGATGGCCAGGGTGTAGCCGGGCAGCTCGTGAAAGCGGCGCCCGAGCGCCGCTACACCCTCATGGTTGCTTATCCAGCTAATAAGTGTGATGTGGCAGTCGCTAAAGACGGTTACCAGGACTTTGCCGGTGAAGACGCCGTAGAAGACGCCGCCTGGAATTACATGATCAAGAGCCGGGGAATCGGGCTCTGGCATGAGGACGGCACAGACGGCGCTGGTGAAGTCGTTGAGTCCTACATCTACCGAGGCCCGGACTGGGTTATCAAAGCCGCCGATGGCAGCGAGCACGTTATCAAGGCCGGTGACTGGCTCATGGGCGTCCGCTGGACGCCCGAAGCCTGGGCCGACGTGCTTAGCGGCAAGATCAACGGCCTTTCGATGCAGGGATCGGCTCTCCGTGAGGAAGCAGACCCGGCTGACCTGATCGGTCTTAGGAGCTAAGCGTGGCTACACCTAACGACATGCCCAGGAAGATCACCCGGCTACGTGGCATTGAGGCTTCCAGGGTTGATGGCGTGGATGGCCCGGCTAACGGCTTCCCGGTGCTGATGATGAAGGCAGTTGACGACTCTGCCCCTGAGCCAGTGGATGAGCTGAGCAAGGTTGAGCAATCTTTCGCTGACTATGTTTCCAAGAAAAAGCATTCAGCGGCTAACCGGCGCAAGCTGGCCGCCGAAGACAAAGCACTGCCTGACGGCAGTTATCCCATTGATGACGAAGAAGATCTCGACAATGCGGCAAAGCTGGCCCGTTCTGGTCATGGTGATGCAGCCGCCGCAAAGCGTCTTATCGCCAGACGAGCTAAGGAGCTTGGCGTGGAAAACCCTCTGGCCGCAGAGAAGTCTGCTGAGGAAGCCCCGGAAGCTCCGGAAGCCCCTGAGCAGGACCAGGAAGTTACCAAGGACGCGGCGCCCGAAGAGGCGCCGGAAGCAGAACCAGCTAAGGATGAAGTTTCCAAGGCTGTAGAGGATGCCATCGCAAAGGCAATCAAGCCCCTTGAGGCAGCTAATCAAGAGCTGCGGGACGAACTTGCGAAGTTGAAGGCTACTCCAATCCCAGGTGGACCGGCGCTAACCGCACCGGCCGACGTGCGGGCAACTGCTGCCGGGGCGGAAAAGATCGCCAAGGCAGCGCATTACCGCAAGCTGGCTGAACAGGTCGGGCCACGGGAGCTGAAGCAGTATTACGCCGACAAAGCCAACGAGCTTGACTCTTAGGCTTTTGACCTTCAACTGGAGTTGAGATATGTCCGCACTGCTTGAGGAGATGTTCTCCGATGCACGCGATGCACGCGAGCGCGGAGACCGCCTTGAGGCCCTGAAGCTGGCGCTTACTAAGGCCACTGAGAGGCACGACAAGAGGGTTGACGGGTTCGCCCCGTGGACTGGCAAGGAAGGCCCGGTTG